TCTCGTGGCGGGCCAATGCGGCGACTGTGTGGATCTGGACGGGTCGGATGACTATATCAATGTCGGTACAGATTCCTCCCTTGAAGTCGGTGCCACTAACCTCACTGTTCAGGCCATAGCTGCGTGGACGGGGGCAAACACAGGGGATGGTATAGTCTGTATGGGGGCGTGCTCGGATGGGAACGACTATGGTCTCACCACCGGGTACTCAGGTTCTGCCGCGACTAAAATGGGGTTCATCTATGGTGGCAATAACTGGTGCTTTGACGCAGGCTCAGGCCTCAACGACGGCGTCTTCCGGCATTTTGTAGGGAGACGTGCAAGCGCTTCCTCGGAGTCTTTCAGCACAGGAGGTGCCAACTGCGGAACCTATAACGCCATTGGTGAAGGCCATGGTGGAGCACTTCTCGCTGGAAAGGTAGACGAGGTTCGCGTCTCAGATTCCGCGCGTTCGGATGCTTGGGTCAAGGCCGATTATAACTCGTGCTTTGACTCCCTTATAACCTTTGCGGCCAGTAACTGGCTCTCGACCGATTACGATAGTCGCTTTCCCATTGACATCGATTCCGACAAGGTAGACAGTTCCCTGTCCAATTTTCCGGTCCTGATCAAACTCTCGACCTCTTCCGGGATAGACTCTGATGATGTCAGCGCCGTATTCGATGAGCTCACCTCCGACGCCAACCGGTTTAAAATAGCCGTCACAACCTCGGACGGCTCCACACAATGCTATGTTGAAATAGAAAAATGGGATGACGCAAACGAGGAAGCTCTCCTGTGGGTCAAGGTTCCCAGCGTCTCTGACAGCGCGGACACACGCCTTTACTTGTACTATGATGCCGACGCCGACGACAATGTCTCCTACGTCAGCGAGACCGCGCAGCACACACCCTCGGACGGTTTGAAGCTAGAACCAGACACATCCGATTACACTGGCACAACGCTCACAACTGGTATAACCGCCCTTTACAATGATGTTTACAATGCCAACGTGAGTGGGGCTTGGATGCAGCACTACTCCTACGGGCTCGATTTTGGGTCGGCCAAAACCGTAGATACTGTTATAGTCTATGTCCGGAACGCCGCCGGAACGGCCTGCGGGACGTCCTATTACGGTTCCGGGTACGACTCCGTTCAGGTTCTCTCATCGGATGACAACACTACCTGGACAGACGAGGAGACCTTCAACGCGCCTCCCTTAACGAGCATGTCCTACGGGGGTTACATGACGCTGTCCCTGGCCTCGTCCTTCTCGGCCCGGTATGTAAAAGTGGTGGCGCTGGACGCGAACATTGCCGACGGTGCCGGGTCCACTTTCCGCGTCACCGAGATGAAGGCGTTCAACCGCGCCCCCGTTGAGGCTGTCTGGGATAGTAACTTTGTCGTCGTCTACCATCTGAACGAGGATACCTCCTCAGGGGACACGCTCTTTTTTGATTCAACAAGCAATAAGAACAACGCTATACCCGGCGGCACTATCACGCAGGAAACTGGCCAGCTCGACAAAGCCATAGGTCTGGACACGGCCGATGGTGCCCGGCGCGCGCAATCCAAAGCCAACCTCGGCATATCAGGATCTGACAACCGCACTTACGAGGCCGTGGCAGCAGCGGACAGCCCAGTGGATTACGCCATTGTCCTTTGTTCGGGGACTAACTCCACAGATGCCGCATTCAGCCTTGATAACGGCACCAGTGGGAAGGCCCGCATTTCCACTGTGGGCAATCAGCGTGTTTTCACCTGCGATATGGAGGCCGACTCAAACTTCCATCATTACGCCGCCATCCTCAGCGGCACAACACAATCCGATCTCGCTCTCTACCAGGATGGCACCTCACAGGGGGTTGATTCCACATCGGGGAGCGCCATCAACACAACCGACGGTCCCATATACATTGGCTCGCAGTCCTGGAGCTCATATGACTACCGCTGGGATGGCGTCATCGATGAAGTCCGCATATCCGACATGGCACGTGCTGCGGAGTGGAACAAGGCCACCTACTACACCATATTTGATAGCTTCCTGACCTTTGGAAGCTTAGAGGAGCTGGCGGAGAGTGCTACAGGCCTTGACTCTCTGGACAATGTCGAACTTTCCACAGAAGTCGGCAGCCTGATCCTAGGCGTAGCGCACACCTTGTCCTTTGGCAGCATCTCGGTTGAAGGCAGTATCAGTGCCTCAAGTTTCCTTATAATACGCGGCGTTAATCCGGCAAATGTAAGCCTGGAGACGTTCTGCCGTGAGATAGGTCTGACCATTTTTGAAATCACAGGACGTCTGCGCATAGCAGCTGTACCTACAGTTCCGAGTATAACAGTGTCTGCGTCCCAGCCGCACGCTGTTGTCGCAAACTCCGTTCCCTCTATAACAGTTGAGGTAGAGTAATGGCTCTTTATCATTATTTGGGTGAGGATATAGTAGAGGGTGGTACGCTCGTGTTGGACATCTCCTGGTATGATGATGCAGGAGCGTCTGTAACTCCGGATACCGCCACGTGGACCCTCCGGGAGGACAAGTCTGGGCAGGTTGTCAACTCGAGAAAGGATGTTGAAATATCCTCTCTGGACACGACAAACACACTGGTTCTTACAGGAGACGATCTGGTTCGAGGCCGTCTCAAGTTGTACCTGTCGGCCACCTACACATCCGCCAACGGGTCCGACCTGCCTTTAAAATCCATCATATCCTTTGTCGTACAAGGTTTTTAAGGAGATGAACATGCAGTTTTTGCGCGAGAACAAAGCTTGGGTCGTCATGAGTGTTGTGGTGATTCTCATTGGTATAGCTCTAGGTCTCTGGACCTACGAGGATGTTAGGTCCTTTGTACGCGAGGCACTGAGCCAGCTTGAGGCCTGGTCGGGATGAGCTCGCCCGCCCCGGAAAGCAACATTGTAGAGTGTGCCGCATCCTTAAACGGGGACAGCCCAACCCCGTGGAAATGGATTTTGAAAATATGCTTAACATGGATGACATCAGGAGATACTGCCAGGTGGAACAGGAGCATTTCAAAAAGCAACTCCGCAACGATTTGAAACTCCTCGTGGCTGAAGCATTAGAGGACTGGCGCGACAAAGTCATACGCATGGACGCCGATTTGCGGCATGGCCAGGGGGATCTGGAGTCCGTGCGTCGGGAGATGCGCGATATCCGTGAACGTACGGATCGCATCTCGAACCTGGAGGGGAAGGTGGATGCCCTCTCCACACAGATCCAGGAGCTCACTCGCGCTATCAAGTCCAACGGGAACAATCATGCGGCTGGATGACCGCAAGCTGTCTCTTTTTTTGTTGTCGCTTGCGATAGGGCTCATGTTGTTCATGGTATTGAGAAAGCCCTGTGTGCAAGAGTACCTGATCAGTATCAGTCGCTACGCGCTCCAGGAATCCCCAACCGCCGTGGGCGGTATCCGGGGCTATACAACCGATCTCAGAAAAGTATGGAAGGAGGCTTTTGATGATGACGACCAAACCACCACTGCCGAGGACATTCACGAGTCCGAGTAAGCTCGAGACCTACCTCTTACCTGCTGATGTAGGCTTTACTCGCGGCACATCCACCGTGTCCAAGCTCATACGCTTTTTCACGCGCGCAAAGGGTGAGCCTCCCACCTACACGAACCACACACTGGGTATCGGCAATGGTCACAACGTCGTCCAGGCCCTCGCAAAGGTCTCTGAGATGCCCATTGAAAAATGGGCTGCCAAGGTGCCCGAGTTCGAGATCTGGAGAAAGCCCAACATGGAGCAGCTCCAGCGCTTCCACATCGCCGACACGGCCGAGGCCCACATAGGCCAGGTCTACGGCAGCCTCAAAATCGTGGCCCATCTGGGCGACGCTTTCCTCACGTGGGTCAAGGGCAGCGGTAAGAGCGTCCGCTTCTTCCGGCGTCTGTGTCTGATGCGGGACTACCCCATATGTTCATGGTTGTGGGGGTGGGCCTATTCTGCCCATGGGGAGCGCCTGAGTGAAATCGGGCCCCGGTATGCCTGTCCGGACGACCAGCACGACTATGTGAGTGCCAGTCCTGAATGGGTCAAGGTCGCGGCAAAGTACGCCAACGGTGACATAGCCATCTATACGCTGGGGGAGGGCTAGGAGGATGCCTGATTATATTAGAGGTGCAGACATACGAGCTGCCATGCAACATCTCCTCAAGGAGGACGAGGGTCTCTCGCTCAAGCCCTACGTTGACAGCCGGGGCTGGCTCACAATCGGCTACGGCCACAACCTGGGCGTCTACGCGGCACCCTCGACCTGGCGCAAGGTCAAGCAGCAAACCAATGACAACATCACTCTTGACGTGGCAGAGCACCTCTTGGACACTGACATTGGGATTGCGCTGCTGGATCTCTACAAAGTCTTTGGCAGTGAGCCTGAGAACCCGCTTCAAACACTGGATATCGTGCAGGTGGCGGTTCTGGGCTGCATGGCCTTTCAAATGGGGTATAACGGGTTCACATCCTTTAAGCGCATGATAGCGGCCGTCAAAGCTGGGGATGTGGAAGCCACCGTTCGCGAGATGCTCGACAGCACCTGGGCGCGGAACTTTACCGTTCGAGCCCGAGAGTATGCCGATCTCTACACAAGGCCGGACCTTTTTGGAGGGGAAGAATGAACACGGAAAGAAGTGCTGTTGCTATCGCCGCGCTGGCGCTGGCCAAGGGCCTGGACTACGCGCACCGCATGCTGGAGACCATCGTGTCCCAGCCCACACAGGGCAGGCCCACCGCTGAGGAAATTGAGCGCCTTGTGGACGCCAGCAAAGTAAACCGCGACATTGCCATCGTCAACATCGTGCGGAACGATGCTGGTGATGTATTGGGGTACAGGCTCCAGGATGGCACACCGCTCAAGCCAGTGCGGTCAAAGAGCGCGTAGCACACTTTTTTTATGTACTATAGCACCCTATATACCTGTCACCCTGTCACCCTGTCACCCAGCAATAAATAAAAGCAGAGTGCCAGTATGTATATATATATAGGGGATGAAAATCTTGTCAACGTACTGGAGGGTGTGTGTTACGAGCTCCTAGAAAACGGGCGGACACTCCACGAGTCCGTGAGTACATCCAGCTTCTAAACAAGGGCCACTTTGATGCTGACCCCAAAGGGCATCTCAAATACGTCGAGCACCTGATAGAGGATCTCGCCTATACAGAGGGCACACTCTCTGACAGGCGTTACCTCGACGGTCACAGGCGTGTCCTCCTTGCGGGTGGGCGACGATACTCTCGCCCGGGGCGACCCACAAAGGAGGAGAGTGCCCGGATGCAGAATGTGCTCTGTCTGGAAAAAATACGCGAGCTTGTTGACGAGGCAGACCCCAACCAGTAGATCTTATACTTAGGGGAGTTGAAAATGGCTGAACGAGGTGGTCGGGTTGTTGGTCTTGCATCGGGTCTGAATTCTGAGCAGTTCACAGTGCCAGCCACAGATGACAAGGGCCATGGAGTACGGGACTGGGTCCGGGTCCCGCCAAGTCTACACCAGGAGATGGAAAACGTGATCAGCTCAAAGGCGTTTCCATACCGCAACAGAGGCGAGCTCATGCGGCACGCGATATTCCGCCACTTGAAGTGGCTCGCCGCCATCTCACCCACGCCCATTACATCAGTGATGGCGGAGACGGAGGCGATCATGGAGATGTGTCGGTTCGAGGATTTCCATGCGAACTTCCACGAGACTGTGAGCAAGCTGGTTGAGACAGTCAACAGGCTTGTGTCACAGGGAGATGCCCCTGCTGCAAGACGGCTGGTATTAAAGGTCAATGAGCACGTTAAAAAGATGTCCAGCCCGTATTGGAGAAACAAATTCGAGAAGGTCATGCAAACTAATTTTGGCTATCTGATCAATAGCAAGCTGAGCCTCAACCCCAATAAAGCCGTTGATGATGATAGTGAGGAGCTATGATGCCTAATTTGCTGGGAGAACGAACACCAACAAGAGTGCCCTACACACTGCTTCTGCTCATTGCAGTTATCTTGCTGAGCATCGAGTGTTACATGTTGAATGTACGCGTGCGGGAAGTGGAGACTGCTATGGTGCGCGTACTCAAGATGCAAAAGATGGCAGCTACCTACATTGAAATTAACGCGCGCAACATCGAGGCTCTGCGGAGTAAAGCGGCACCCGGCATGACCTTTGTCGCGGACCCTCTCTGGTTTGAAGGTGAGAAAACTGGCGCTATCATAGCGCTGAAGTAAACATGTACGCGTCAGTGTGTGCGTGACGGCATAGCCTCCCGCCCCCACTGAAAAAGGAGCGTTTTCATGGGAGATCTTTTACCCCCGCCGGACGCGTTCGGCTTTGAGAACTACACAGACTGGAGACCCCATCAATCAGACGCTGTCGAGGCTTGCACGGGGAGCCCACATAGGTTCACGGCACTTGTAGCCCCCACCGGCAGCGGTAAATCCCTTACCTATTTGGTATCGGCGCACCTCCAGGGCCTGCGGGCAGTCATCCTCACATCCACAAAAGGGCTCCAGACACAGCTCGCCCGAGACTATGCCAGTGTGGGCCTCGTGGACATGCGCGGTCGCAACAACTATCTCTGCCGTGCGCGTGATGACGGGTCTAACTGCGAGGACGCGCCCTGCACGGTAGGGTGCTTTTGTGGCCTGAGGCGCGACGGGTGCGACTACTACGACGCCCTCCGAGCCGCTCAAGAGGCACCTCTGGTTGTAACCAACTACGCATTCTGGATGGCGGCCGAGGCCTACATGGAGGAGGGTCTGGGTGCGCGCGACCTTATTGTGTGCGATGAGGCACACAACGCGCCCGAGGCTGTCGCGGCTTTTCTGACAGTGCAGTTCTCTTACCGGAGCCCGGTTATTCTACCCTATCTGGACAAGGCCGAGCGCACCTTGCTGGACATGACGATGACCGACTGGATCACGTGGGCGCGCGAGACCCTGGAGCCCATGGGCAAGCGCCTTGAGGACCTGCAAAAACGCCTCAAGGAAGAGGGTGGAGGCAGGCGCTCGGACCGCAAGGAATTCACAGCGCTCAGCAAACTCTATCGCGGGATCCTGCGCGTGGCCCGGGTCAAGGATGCCAATACCTGGGTCTGTACCGTCGATACTAAAATCCGCCGCCAGGTACAACTGGCTCCCATTTGGCCGGGGAAGGAGGCCGAGAATGTGCTGTTCCTGGGGCGGCCGCGCGTTCTGACCACATCGGCCACAGTGTGCGCAAAAACACTCCAGCTCCTGGGGATCCCCAAAGAGGAGTACGGCATCCTGGAATACCCGCACACCTTCCCAAAAGAGAACCGGCTCCTGCTACACATACCCACGATCCGGCTCAACTATCAAACAAGTGCACGCGAGCTCAAGTACTGGGTGAGCCGCATCGACCAGATCATACGGCGTAGGCTGGACCGTAAGGGTATTATCCACACCATCTCGTATAAGCGCCGCGACTTTGTGGTTCAAAATAGCGAGTACTCTCGCTATATGATCACGCACAACACAAAAGACGCTGAGGAGACCGTTCGGCGCTTCAAGGAGATGCCAGCACCGGCTATTCTTGTGTCGCCGTCCATGTCCACAGGCTGGGACTTTCCCTATAGCGAGTGCGAGTACCAAATCATAGGGAAAATACCGTACCCGGACACAACAGATAAACTAACAAAGGCACGCTGTCGGGCCGACAAGACCTACGCGGCATACATTGCCATGCAGGAGCTGGTCCAGGCGTGCGGAAGGGGGGTGAGAGCGCCGGATGACCGCTGTGAGACGTTCATTATCGATGACAACGTCAAGTGGTTCATCCCGAGGAACAGAGACTTTGCTCCAAAATGGTTTGCCGAGGCATTTGACAGGCGGAATACTATACCTATTCCACCACCACCATTAACCTTAAACAGAGAGGAGTAGCACCATGGGATTAAGTCTTAATCCGGACAAGGCAGTCGTCATCGAGTTTCTGGACGACACCGACATTTGCATCAACACTGCCAGGTTTGTCGAGCACCAGTTCACCGACAAGAATGGCAACATCGCTGGCGATCCGTTCGTGGGCTTGTGTCTGGAGTACACGATGGATGCCACGGGCAGCAACGGCAAGGAGTACATGCGCGTGGGCAGCACCGAGCTCTTTGGTGCGAGCGAGGACGGTCTCGAACTCATCGGGCTTAGCGACCCCGAGAATCAGACCATCAATGCCAAGTGCAAAATGATGATCTTCCTCAAGAGCCTCAAGGACGCGGGCCTTCCCCAGGAGCTGCTGGACAAGCTCGACGCGGGTGAGATCCAGGTCCTGGACGGGCTCGGCATCCACGTGATGCGCAACGCCAACCACTACCAGGACCTGGCCACTATCCAGGAGGATGGGAGCGAGAAGAAGGTCACCGCTCTGGAGGCCACAAAGATCAACTATCTGCCCGGCGAGGGCAAGAGCAAGGCCAAGGGCAAGGCCGCACCTAAGGCTGCTGGTAAACCGGGTGGTAAGCCGGGGAGTAAGCCTGCCGCCAAGCCCGCTGCCAAACCTGCCAAGGAGGAGGAACCCGAGGCTGCTGAGGCTCCGGCCTCTGACGACATCGACTCTATCGCCGAGGAGGCCATGATGGCTGTTCTGGCTGACAACGACGGCCAGGTCGAGGCCAAGCAGATCCCCACGCAGGTGTTCCGTCACCTCGGGGCTAACACACCCAACCGTAACAAGGTCCTCAAGCGCTGCTATGATGAGGGCTTCCTGTCTGATGATGCGCGGCCCTGGTCCTTTGAGGGCGGCGTTGTAAGTCTGGGATAACCTATAACCGGCCGGGGAGGGCGAGCGCATCCGCGCTCCGCCCATCTCCTGGAAAGGAACTAAAATGGGAAACGACTCTGAATACGTGTTTGGAGTTCAGCCCGGGGAGCGGCTGATTTTCACCGTTGTGGGTTCAAAGTCCTCGGAGGATGAGGATGTTGTGGCGGAGCGCTTCAACGACCTTGTGGCCCCGGAGCGCGAGAATGACATGACCCTTGACCAGTACATCCAGGGCACGCTTACATTCGACGAGGACCCGCCCCCCAAAAAGTACGGCCGGATGCGCGTGGAGCAGCGCCGTTTGGAGGCGCAACTAAAACAGGCCCAGCACGACCGGGACAAATTCCAGGAGTCGTTCGCCGATCTGGAGCGTATTCTGGATGCCGAGCGCGATCACATGTCGCACGTGCTGCACGACAATGCCGCGCTGCGGGAAACGATCCGCAAGCTCGAACAAGACCTCGACCACACAAAATACAGGCTTCATGAGACCGAGGCCGAGCTACGCAGGGTGGAACAGGGGTTCCTGGGGAGGAGACAATGCAAATCCACAAAACCCTAACAAGGTTCACACCGAACGGGTCCGGAGTTGACCGGTCAGCAGAGCCCGGCACTGTCCACCTCACAGACGTGATGCGGTACATCGCCCAGACGTTGAAGCTCAAGGGGGTGTACGGTAGCGACTCCACATCACACTGGGAGCTGGACGTCGCGGCCGAGGCCGGTTTCATCTGGGAGGATGTTCTGAGCCGCGCATACGCCGAGCGGTGTGTGCCCAGGCCGCCCGAGCAGCAAAAGGGCGTTATAGTATTCAGCCCTGACGGGTTCGGGTTCGACCCTGGCGTGTGGGATTACGGCAATGATTGTTGGTTGATCGAGCCCAGCAATGAGCCCGTCCTGGAGGAGTACAAGTGCACCTGGCAGAGTGTCAAAAAATCTCCCTTGGATGTGTGGCGGTACAAAGTACAAGCCCAGGGATACCTGTACGGTATGGGTTTACGGACAGTCATCTACCGTATTTTGCACTTAAACGGGGACTACGCCGGATCAGGTCCGCTTTATAAACAGGTCCGCATTTCCTACAATGAGGACATAGACCAGCTAGAGCTTGAAAACAACTGGGCCATGTTGGAGCTCAATGCACGCGCAATGCTGGAGAAAGGCTACAATGGCAATGTCGATGCAGTCCTTTGAACAACAAATGAAGGCGGCCGGGTTCACAGATGAGGATCCTGGACTGAAGAACCGCCTGATAATGAGTCTGTCTGGGAGGGAAAAACAGGGCAAAACTCACTTTGCACTGTCAGCGCCAGACCCGCTCGCCTACATAAATTTTGACGTGGGCGACGAGGGCGTGATCGACAAATTCCGGGGCTCGGGCAAGACTATCTTTCACAGGCGCTTCTCCAAGCCCATGACGTTCAAGGACGGCGCTCCTGTGGCGGATGGCGCGCTCGCGGAGTGGCTCAGGCTCACGCAGTCCTGGTACAAGCTTCTGGCCATACCTGATCTCAAAACTATTGTCGCGGACACTGAGACCGAGATCTGGGAACTGATACGGCTCGCCCGGCTGGGGAAATTGACCCAGGTCAAACCGTTCCATTACGGCCCGGTCAACGCCGAATACGACGCATTCCTCAAGGCCGCGTACGAGAGTGATAAGAACATCATCCTCATAGGCAAGAGCAAGAAGGAATACACGAACGACAAATGGAATGGCGGGTACGAGCGGGCTGGCTTCTCCAATCTGGGCTTTATAGTTCAGGTTGTCGCCGAGATGCACCGTTACGGGCGCGCAGAGTTGTCCGAGGACGACGATCCCGTACTCGATTCCTACGCGTGCAGGATTATTAGCTGCCGACACAATCCTGCCCTTGAGGGGTGCGAGTTCAACAACCGCAACACGTGCAACTTTGAACATGTGCAAATGTCAGTTCTCGCCAAGATGGACCCCGAGGACTGTGAGGCCTACATGTTCTAGGAGGTGGAAATTGGTGGATAAGAAAACAGTGACCGAATTGATGGACCGGTACGAGATGATGGGATCTCGGGTTCTCAGCTGCCAGGTCAGCGTGGCCTATCTCAACCACATCCTGGAGAGCATCCTTGGCACACGCTGGACTGAGGCTGAGGCTACAGCGCTTCTTAGCTGGTTCAACCAGGAGGACCTTGTGTACCCCAAACGGTGCCATGCAAACGTGAGCCAGTGGTGCAGGACGACTTGTATGGTGTTCCGCCCGGCTTATGTCGTTCACGCTGAGGCTGCGAGGTACAAGTTCACCCTGTCGCCCTGGGTCTGTGGGCTATACTGGACTCACTGCCAACAGGCCGAGTCCCGGCTTCTCGGCTATAGTGGAGAGTAGCCCATGATCGACATCGATGATCGGATAGGGGCTGTCGAGCTGTCCAAACACCTGCCCAAGGACCTGGTCAACGTCGAGCGTTTGAAATACGGCGATGCCCGGTTCTTTGGCAACGGCCCGGATGGACCCGTTCCAGTGGGCGTCGAGCGCAAACGCATCCATGACCTTATACAATCCATGGAGGATGGCAGGCTGTCAGGTCACCAGCTTGTCGGTCTCGTGAGCCGTTACCAGGTGGTCTACATCCTTGTTGAGGGCATTTGGCGCACCGATCCCGTGGAGGGCGTCCTCCAGACATACCGTAAGGGGTCCTGGAGGCCGCTGTGCCATGGGAAGCGCGCTTACATGACCAGGGATATTATAAACTATCTGAACACGCTTGAGGTGTTGTGTGGGGTGCATGTCTGGCGCTCCGATACTATCCAGGCATCCTGCCACTGGTTGCTGGGGTTGTATAGGTGGTGGCAAAAGGACTGGTCAGAGCACAAGAGCCACCTGCGATTCCAGACCAACGTGCCCATGGGTCAGAGCATCGGGCTCAAGAAGCCGACGCTTTTGAGGCGCATCCTCCAGCAGTTGCCCGGCGTGGGCTGGGAGCGCGCAAAGACAATGGAGAGCCACTTCACGAGCATCCTGGACCTCGTACTAGCGGACGAGAAGGAGCTACAGGCCATACCAGGCATCGGCAAGAAGATGGCAAAAAACATACGCAACGCTTTACAAGGAGGTGGATAATATGTACAGCAGTCTAACCATGCTCAGTTTTATAGGCTACCAGGTTGCTATCACAGGTGCGGATGACTCCTCGGGCGCTATCCTGTTCCGGGAGGAGAGCTGGGAGCCCGGGGATGAGGTCTGGCTACCCCGGAGCCAGATCGAGATCGATTACATATCACCAGCCGAGCACTACATGGGCACGCCCAAGATTGAGGTTCACATCCCGGACTGGCTCGCCCGCAAAAAGGATCTCGCATGAACACAGACCTGTACGCGGCCCTGGGTCTCAAGCGGGGCCAGACTTACTCGCGCGAGGAGTTGCGGGCCGCCTTTAGAGCCCAGGCCAAACGGTCTCACCCTGATCTGGGCGGGAGCGCGGACGCATTCAACACGGTTCGCGTCGCCTATGCCACGCTGTCCGACCCGGAGCTCAAGCACGAGTACGACACGACCGGCAATGTGGGCTCGGCCACAGAGACGCGGGAGGACCGTATCAAGGCGCGCGCCCGGGATGCCATGTTGACCGCCTTCCAGAGCACCGTTCGCAACACGCCGTTTGACTCTCTCAAGTTCCGGGATCTGGTTGATGCCTCTATCAAGGCGCTCGACAAACAGGCGAGAGACAATGAAAAGCAGCTCGACAACGTGGACAATCTCCTGGAGGCGCTTGAGGAGGTCAGCGAGCGTCTCGAGTGGGAGGGCGCTCCAGGGGATGTGGATCTTCTCCAGAGCCTGATAGAGAACGACCGGAAGGCCCTGCACACGCGCAAGTTCAACCTTACAGAACAGGTCGAGGTTCTTGAAATGGCCATGGCACTATTGGAGCTCTACACATATCGGACTGACAAGGAGGGCCGAGATGCCATGTTCCACAAGCTGGACCTGGGCACGAGCTCCACATTCACCTACACGTCAACCTCAACCTGAGGGGAGGACGAGAGATGAAATGCCCATATTGTGATGGCAGAGGTTTCATCAATCTACCAAATTGGACCGTTTGCGGAATTGAAAACCAAACATGCCTCCGCTGCGGTGGTAGCGGAAACATACCGTTTGAAAACCATCTGGAGATTCCAGCTCCAAAGCCTAGCGCGGTACACAGGATGGAGCTAGCAGTAAACGACCTCCGCGCCCGGCTTGCGGAGTGTGAGCAGGAAAAGAGCACCATCGAGAGCACGATGCTTACTATGAGCGAGCGACTTGCAGAGTGCGAGCGGGAGAGGGACATGTGGCGGGACAACGTAGCGGCAAACGGTCTTAGGATAGCTGAAGTGCAATCCCGCCTCGACCGGCTGATAGAGGGGGTTGAGAACATACGGTATGACATAGAAGAGGATTTCAGTATAACCAGACATGAGTATGTGTCCCGACTCGACAACCTAATCCGCGCAGCAAAAGGAGACTAAAATGCACGAGCAAGATCCCATTATACTCACGCCCGAGGGGGGACCCTTTCAACGGGAACCCCAGGAGGAGGCCCAGGAAGCTCAGGAGGCCCAGGGCTCTCTCTTCCAAAAGGGCGAGCACGTCATCGTCAAGGGGGCACTGTTCAAAATCAAGAGTTTCAACCACAAGGAGGTCCGGCTCAAGCTGCAGCAGCGCCACGCGTCCGAGGAGGCCAAGGCCAAGCTGGGCGATCCTCAACAGATCGGCATCGCCCTGGACGCGCTCCTTCTGTGTCAAAAGGTCATCGAGCTGGCGCAGGCGGGCGATTACCGGACCTATCTTGTGGACCCGGACGGCCAGGACCTTGGCCAGATCCGCGTCATGGAAAAATTATCTGAATACATGCGGCAATACAATTCACTTGCCGGGGCATTAACCGGTAGGCAACCTAAACAATAGGAGGGGAACATGGGCGGCAAGAAGGGCATAGTAATGGGTGTTCACACTATTGAGGATTTTGCGCACACGACAATCGTCGTGCCCCGGCCCAACATCGTGGGGCTGAACCTGCGCCAGCGCGTCGATTACGTGGCCGAGGAGCTCCGTCGGCGGGCCCTCCAACAGGGGTACGATCTCCTGGTGCTGGAGAAATCAACCAAATCACCCAAGTCGCACAAGACCCACGTTGTTGAATCGGTCCTCGTGAGCTACCAGGGTCTGTTAGAAGAGGGCTACACCTACAAGGTAATAGGCAACAAAAACTATAAGGGAGGTGAGCAAGATGGCGAGAATACCCTACCTAATCCGTGACCCTGACGGATTTGGCCAGGAGATAGACTATGACCGGGTCCGCGAGAAAACGCGGTCATTTGGAAGTGTGTGGCTAGACCCCTGGGACCAGTCGTGCATCCAGGGCGCGCTTGAGAAGCTCCAAAAGCGCTACCGGTTCATATCTATATTCGAGCTGGGCTGGCCCGACGATGACCAGATCATTCAGGACTCCCTAGTTATGGCCAGGTACAGCCATATCCTGGGCAGGAACTTCCACGCCCGGGAGGTGCTGGCGCAGAGTCTGGGCAGGTTCGGCTGCGCCTGGGAAATAGCCAACCTGGTCTACACACAAAACCACGATTTCAAGTGGAGCGAGTTAGCGATTTACCGGTATATACACCAGATCTCTCCAAGCCTGCTGTTCAACAGCTTTCAACAGGCCCTGCACTCTCTGGAAAGGCGCGGTATCGTCAATATCGTCATTATCTCCAAACCCAAAAAGAGGGAGAGCGCGGAGGACGCGGAGGACGCGGAGGACGCGGAGCCTGAGCTGGAGGACGCGGAGCCTGAGCTGGAGGACCGGTTCGTAATACCCAACCCGGCCTGCGATCTGCACAAGGCCGTGTTCGGGGGCGCAGAGCGGTTTGTACGGGCTGAAAAAGAGCCGGAGGTCATCGCTGAGTCTCTCAAGCTGCGCGCGCATCTCCTGCGGCAGAAATACGAGTGGGAGGCGTTTGAGCGTATCAAGTCAAAATACCTGGAGGTTATCGATGGGCAGAGCAAAGCGCCTCAAAGCAATGCGTAAGAAAATCCGGGAGGCCTGGCCATACCACCACGAGGTAGTGATGCAGAAAATGGCAAACGGCCAGGCCCGGCTCTCCGGCCAAAAGGGCATCTATCGCCGCATGAAACAGCTCGATCGCGAGCGCAACAGGGGAGAGCGCAATGACGACGAGAGTTGATCTGGACGATCTGCGAACCCTCGCAGGCCACATCACACGGTGCAAAGAGTGCGAGCTCCACGCTACCTGTAAGCGACCTTTATCGGGGGCTCTCTACACCTACACGCCCATGGGCATGATCGTCGGCGAGGCCCCTGGCAAACAGGAGGACATGCATGGGGCTCCCTTTATAGGCAAGGCGGGCCAGGAGCTGGATCGTCTCCTGAAGTACCTGGCCGGTAAGCCTCGCGACAACTGGTTCATTACCAACATCGTAAAGTGTCGGCCGCCGGAAAACAGGGACCCGCTACCGGGTGAGATCCAGGCGTGCACGCCTCACCTGGTCATGGAGATCGCGGAGATCAACCCGGAGGTCATTGTAACCGTCGGCCGGTTCGCAACACGGTTTTTCCTGGGCAATGTGTCGATGGACACTGTTCGCGGCCGGGCTCACGATTCCCAAGCATGGGGCTGCACGATTTTCCCTGTTCTCCACCCCGCTGCAGGTTTCCACAACCAACAAAACCTGGCGCGCATCCAGCAGGACTTCCAGGCCTTAGGGACCTATTTGCGCAACCGGGCTGCCCCCAAAGAGCTGTTCCAGCACGTGCACGAGCTCGTCGATGAGCACGACGGCCGCGAGGTCTACATGTGGCGAGAGGATTGGGAGCATGTTTTTGAGTACCTCAAGGACGCCAAGATCGTCGGCGTCGATACAGAGAGTGCTCGAGGGGGTGAGCCCTGGTCGATACAGCTCTCGACGGGTCCCGGCCATGCCATATGTGTGCCCGCTACGGCCCACAAAGCCCTCAGGACGATCGCGCGGAGGCTAAAGCACCCTGAGGTATTGACCGTGCTCCAGAACGCGCTCCACGATCTTCCTGTGATGGAAAAAATGGGTATTGTGCCTGGGAATGTGACCGACACGATGTTCATGGCCTACCTTCTGCAGACTGAACCGCTGGGGTTGAAAGATCTCGCGCCGCGACATGCCGGTATGAGAATGCAGTCGTACCTGCGTGTGGTGGCACCGGCAACGCACAGGAAGGCGATGGCGTACCTCGCCAAGGTCGTCTCCAGGGAATGGCCGGACCCGGAACCCCAGCTCGTGTGGGAAAAGGGAGAGCCCCGTATAAAACAGCCCAGGAATATCGGCAAGAAGGCCGCCAACTACCTGTGGAAGGAATTCACGGACGGCAAGGACCCGTACGATGCCTGGCAGAAAATGGACGATGACGCGGGCAAGGCCATGGTCGCGCAGGAGCTGGGCGAGATGGAGCCCGGTTACCTGAGCGAGGTGGACAGGGAGGTCGCCCTGTTCTACGCGTGCCGGGATGCCGATGCCACGCGCCGGATATTTTTCCCGCTGCGTCGGATGGTTCGCGAGCTGGATCTCGAGCACCCTCTGGCCTGGGACATGGCGGCGCTGCCCATGGTCGTGGACATGATGGAATCCGGGATCCGCGTTGACCCGGGCAAAATGGCGGAGCTTGCCACCTATTTTGCCTGGAGACGCGATGCTGCCGATGATGCCGTCCAGGAGTACGTATCGGGACCGCAGAGATTGAACGTGGGCAGCCCCATGCAGTTGGGCAAGTTTCTGTTCGAGGATCTGGAGCTCGACAGGAGCGCGACAAAACCCACAAAAATAGGATGGGCAACGGGTGACAAGGTGCTCTCAAAGCTTGAGGGGGCGCATCCTGTTATAGAGCTGATAAAGGAATACCGCCAGTACGACAAGCTCTATGGCACGTACGCCAATAAAATACCTGCTCTGATGGACAAGGAGCAGCGGGTCCACGCCAAGATTACTATGACCCGAACAAGTACTGGCAGACTCGCGACGTCAGCGCCTAATTTAATGGCCATACCCACGCGCACACTTGAGGGCAAGATGATCCGGACCGCATTCATACCGGCACCCGGATGTGTTTTTACGGCGAGCGATTACTCACAGATCGAGATGAGAATAGCTGCGTGCTGGGCCAAGGACGAGGAGATGCTGCGCTGCTTCAAGGACGACCTCGACATACACACACAAACAGCAATGCGCGTATTTGGTGTGAAGGAGCACGAGGTTGACAAGATGAAGCACCGATACCCGTGCAAGCGGATAGGGTTCGGTGTGTTGTATGGGATAACGGGCAAGGGTCTCTGGGATCAGTTGGTGGTAGCAGGCCTGGACTGGTCGGTGGAGGACTGCGACAATCTCATCAAGGAGTGGTTCAATGTCTATCATGGTATACGGGACAAGATGCACGAGACGCTCCAATTTGCCAGGCGGTACGGGTATGTCCGCGACATGTGGGGGCGCATACGCCAAACGCCAGGGGTGAACAGCTCCGACAAGTGGACGCGGCTTGAGGCGGAGCGCGAGGCCTGCAATGCACCCGTTCAGATGGGCGCGGCCGGTGTGATGAAGCGCGCTATGGGGAATCTCGTACCCGTTTATAAACGCTGGCGCAACTGGGGCTGGACCTGTAATCCGATACTCCAAATCCATGACGATTTGATATTTGAAATTGATGAACGGCGCGTGCTGGAGATCCTGCCCGAGATCGTTCTCACCATGGAGAGCGCGGTTCAGCTTGAGGTTCCAACACCCGTGGACCCGGAGATCGGGTATACCTGGGGCGATAAAATGAGTATTTCAAAATGGGAGGAGCGCTATGGCAACCACTAAACCGGAATGGATAACTCGCGACGGCAGGCGGATCCCAATACGGGACATGTCCGATACGCACCTGCTCAATACGCTGGCACTCCTGGATAGACGGGTACGGGTATATGAGGAACAGACTCTCCGGGAGCTCTACACACTCTCCACGTGGGTGACAGGGGAGATTGCCACGATGGACATTGAGAATCGGATCATGGAAATCGAGGAGCACGGGCTTGATCCTGCCGAGGTGTTCGAGCCGTACAAGGAGCTTGCCCGGGAGGCCCAACGGCGCAACCTGGACCACAAACTATACAAGGAGACGCGTTATGGCGCTTGATAGAGTAGGAGACTGGGAAAAGTTCGCCGCCAAGGTGCGTGTACACATTGAGGAGTACACGATCCCACAATACCAGGACGACGACGATGCGTCCGACCAGGTCAATGCCTGGAACAGCCAGGAGTGCGTTACCGCGATAAAGCGCTACATCAACCGCTACGGTTCCATGCGGCGCGGCGCGGTTGAGGCGCTCCGGGACATGCTGAAGATCGCCCACTATGCTCAGTTTGCGTACGACAAGCTGCGGGTTGAGCTGGGCGCTGAGGATGTGTATAGTACTGATAATCAGGGATCTCCTGGGGAGTAAAATCCCCTGTCAGAGACAACGGGGGCGAGGTGTTTCAAGTCAATGCGTCACTCTGCGTTGGGGGAGGTTGGGGAGCCTCCCATTCAAAGAGCGCCCAGGCCCGACACAGGTTTTCCGATCCCGGCCTGCACGAGTCCGGGCGCTCTTTACACACACACTTTATAGAGGGAGCCTTTATGAAACAGGATCTAGATACCAGGTTTATGTACCACCCGCCGCGCCAGGGTCAGCCCGAGGTGTACGAGTACATCCGGGCGCACGCCCGCTGGACGGCGGAGGTGCTGGAGATGCTTTGTCCGGAGTGCCGCGAGAAGTCGCTGGCATTCACAAAGCTCGAGGAGGCCGTGATGTGGGCAAACGCGGCCATTGCACGCCATGACAAGGACCAGGCGGCCAAAAAACTGGACCACATGAAACTTGAGGACCAGTACAAGTCAGGCTACCCCGCTGGCGTGCCCCAGCAAGATTAACCCTTAACTTTTTTGGAGGTGGAAAATGGAAAATGAGCTCCTTGAAATACACTGGACGCCCGAGACCCGGGTGGCGCTCATCGAGGCCGTCGGCGAGGAGGAGGCCGTCGCCCTCACAAAGCTCCTGGATCATGGCAAGGAGCACTACCGCGAGTTCAAGTACCTGGAGGCGCGCTCTCTGGATAGTAAAAAGCGTGCTCAGGAGGCGTTCTTCCAGGTGCTGCCCTTCCTGGATGGCAAGGCCCAGGCCGATGAAGGCAGCTTTACCTTGGGCTACCCGCCGCCGCGTAAAACCCTCGATGGAGAGGCCCTCAAAATATGGCTGGTCGAGCGAGGTGTGAGCCCTGAGCTCGTGGCCGAGGGTGTGGCGGCGTGTACAAAAACGGGCAAGCCGGGAGCACCCTTTGTGAAGTGGAACCCGCGCCGAGCCAAGGGAGGGAAAAAATGAGCGAGTTTGTAGAGCGAGAGTCGTCTATTCAAACGGCCCTGGGGTATCTGGAGACCGAGTTGCGAGACTTAGAGGCCCTGACAGATTCCCTGAGAAGCACACTCACGCCGGTCACGGCAAAGCAGGAGAGCGACGCCAACCAGCCGCAGCCGCAGGATGCTCGCTTCTCCGGAGTGTCTCCTATGGCAATGGCAATCATGCTGCACGTCGCGGAACTCCATAAACACAACGAGAGCCTCCGGTCGTTGTGCAGGTCTCTGGACCTATGAAACGCGAGCAATACGTCGCACACGCGGCCCGGTACATCAGCGATCACTATCTGGACCACATACCCAATGCGCGTCTGGAAGCGGTCGCCTACAAGGACGCGCGTGAGCTGCTCCTGCGAGTAGCCACGTACGTCTGGGCCGACAAGCTCGACTCGCAAACAGCCACATTGAGATACACCGTGCCCGATACCTGGTGGGAACACTTCAAGCTGGAGCTGGCGGCGCGCTGGCCGTGGCTGGACATACTCATTACACCTCGTGTGACGACGCATGCCGTAACCTATGAGTTCACGGTCCACAAGCTCCTGCCCAAGCGGCAACTGGATGCGGAGCCCGGGCCGATCCACTACAATGTAAAGGAGATTGCAGATGCCAAATGAAATACTGGTCAGCTTTGAGTCCGGCCACTACAAAAAAATCCATGGAACCTGGAAAGGAGATTCGGTCTGGGGGCACTTCAACAAGGCCTCTGGCGGCCAGGTCCACATTAATCGTGACAAGGTCGAGTATATCGAGACCTTCAGCGAGAGCGAGGACCAGAACAGCCTGGACCTCGCCAAGGTTCGCGAGAGTGTTGAGGCCTATAAGGCCCGCCTGGAAAAGTCCGGGGCGCTCGACTAAAAAAAAAAAGCGCCCACGGACAAGAGCACTCAAGCTCCTGCCCGTGGGCGCTTTCCTAACCTGCCTTTTTTCTTCTACGCCAGACACGATTGTACTGTATACGCTTCTCGCGATTGGCCTCCCTGTATTGCGCCTGGTAGTCATCGTAATGCTGCTTCCTGGCCTCGTCGGTTGTGAGCTCAAAGGACCGCGCGCGTTCCCGTAGACGCACGAGATCCTCGGCCATGAACGCGTTGAGTTCGTTAATGTGTAGCGGGAAGGGCCGTATCGAGCACCTGGCGCACTTGGTGATTTCTCGCAGCTTCCGGAGTGTGAGGGCCTCCCCGAGCCATTCCCGCGCAATGATCCGCTGAATGAGCTGCTCCATGCTCAGCGCTCTTGTAACGCAACAACGCCGTCGCAACCAGCACCTGTGCGGCGCGCACCATATGAGCTCGTGCCCCAGCAAGTGTCGGACATGTACCAAGGTCATACTCCACCTCCATCGCCTGCCTTATCCGGATCCAGGCTCATTATGTGATAGATCCAGGCCTCGCACCCGTAACAGGTCTCGCCCGGCCGTGCGCGCCTTGCCCTCGACGCGCACACGGCCAGTGCGATCCTGTTTTGCTCTACGCTGCAGTAGTGGTAGCAGCGGGTCCCCGCAACACTGAGCGTGTACGGCGGCCGGGGGCGGGCCTTGTTGCCTGTGGGCCGCTTCTTACGCTTACGAGCGGCCATGAGCGTACTCCTGCCAGGCCTTGGCTTGTTTGTGTTTGGCCACGACTTCCCGCATCGTCTCGACCTG